CTATAAAGCTGCTAAATACGAAAAACTACGTAAAGACTTTACTGAAGCTTCTTTTGCACAGTCTACTAATGAAGTAGATGATGAAATTAAAGCATTCGAATCAGCACTATTAAAGTTAGCAGCTAATATAGGTGATGAAATAGATCCATCAGAAATTGTATATGTTGATGGTACTAAAGAGAACTTTGCAACAATAACTGAGATATTAGAAGGTATTAAAGCTTTAGATCTTTTAGAAAGAATACCTGCAGACTTAAGAGAGCAAGAAGGTGAGATTGTTTACAGATACACAGGACCTAGAGGTCAAAGAGGATTCTGTAGAACTATGGTAGGACTTAATAGAGTATACTCTAGAGCTGATATTACAAGAATGAATTCACTAAACCCTGGCTTTGGTGCTGGAGGTTCTCGTTCATATTCAGTATTCAAATACAAAGGTGGTCCAAACTGCCAACACTATTGGGAAAAGCTAATGCGTTACAACAATGGTAATAGAGATGTTCTTATTAGTTTAGGTACTGCTGAAGGTGATGCTGGCGAAACTAACAATGAGAATTATGGTTCACCTACTGGTTCTCTAACGAACAATGGCTATTTAATGTCACAAAACTGGTCATTCTCAGCAGATGATAAAATGATTATCACAGGACCTGCAATGATTCCAAGATCTTTAATAGCAAGAAGGGATGAATTAGGTAACCTATTCCACGTTTACTTCTCAGAAGAAACTATTGAAAAGATTGCACGTAAGTTCTTAGCAGATAACAATGCACACAATACTGATATTAATCACAATGGTGATGTAGTAACAGAAAACACATTACTAGAATCTTGGATTGTAGATAATCCAGAAATGGATAAATCTAAATCTCTAGGGTTTAATGTCCCTAAAGGTACCTGGATGACTAGTATGAAAATAAATAATAAGGAGACTTGGAATAAAATTAAAACCGGTGAACTAAACGGTTTTAGTGTTGAAGGGTCATTCTTAGAAATTGTACAGAAATCATGATAAACTCTACAAAAGATAGCGTAGCAAATTTAACAACAATAGCAGGAACAGGGGCAATGGTAGTAGGCTGGAATGAAATTTTAACTTTTTTATTAATATTAACAGGTATTGTCCTTAATATTATACGTATTGTAGAGATACGTAAAAGAAGCCAAGATTAGAAAACCATATAAGCTGAATTCTCAATAGCTTCAAAGCCTAACTCGTAATACCATTTACGTAGTTGTATAGTTCTTTTGATAAACATATTATAGTTAGGTTCGCCTTGTGAACAAGCTACTAGTAATAAATCTAATTCTTTAGCTTCTGCGATATCTTGTAACAAAGTCATTACATCTTTACCTAAACCTGAACCTCTTGCAGATCTGTTAATCTTGATACACCATAATTCAACAGATGTGTCAGACATTTCCTTAAATTCTAAGTGGATATCACCACATACAATTACAGTACGGTAGTTAACTTTATCAACCATCTCACCCCAATGTGTAGTGTGATTAATAACAGTGTTGTGATAGTAACCACTAAACTCGTATGACGCTAATCTAACGTCTTCATTTGGATACTCGGCTTCTAATGCCCCTTTAACTACCATAGTATATGATATTAAAGATTCAAAGCTTGGACGTGTATCAAGTAATGATACAAACTCAGCTTCGTCTGTTAACATACTAGGTGTTTCTTGTACCATTGTCTTGTTGACAAGAGCTTCGTACTTTTGGTGTTTGTTTTTAACTGTGTTCATGTTGTTATCTTTTTAATTACAGTACTAATATAATCATTTTATTTGACACTAAAAAACTTTTTGGCAATTATTTTGCAATTATTTTTGTCAATATTAGTTAAATATATATTTAATAATATCTGGGGTTAACTCAGAACTAAAAATACTTATTATTATGACAGTACAAGACATGGTTAAGAAGCTAAGAGTTATGCTCGCAGCTGACGAAGCGGTTGTAACTGAGCAAATCTTTGCAGAGGCAACTCTAGAAGATGGTACAGTTGTGTATACTGACGGTGAATTAGTGGTTGGAGCTACTCTTCTTATTAAGACAGAAGAAGGCGAAGAATCACCATACGCTCCTGAAGGTATCCACCAAACAACTGATGGAAAGTTAATCGGTGTTGGTCCTAACGGTGAGATCATGGAAATATCAGAAGTTGCTGAAGAAGCTGCTACTACTGAAGAAGTTGTTGAAGAAGCAATGGAAGAAGTAGAAGTAGAAGTTCCAGTATCTGAAGAAGCTATCCCTGCAACTGAAGAGTTGTTAACAGGTATTGCTGAAATGATTGCTCCATTCACTGAAGAGATTGCAGCATTAACTGAAGAGGTTACGGCACTTAAAGCTCGTTTCAACAAAATTGCAGACGAACCTGCAGCAACACCAATCAGAAATACGTTTAGTGAAAACAAAGCGATTAAAGATGAAATGTTGGCAAAAAGAATGGACGCTCTAAGAGCAATCCGCAAAAATTAAAAACTAAAATTAAAAACTAACTATTATGGCATTTGGCTTTGACATCACAGCTCTTCCAGCTTACACGGACCAACTTTCGTTGGACCTTATCTCGAAGGTTGTATTAAAAACTGATCTACTTGACTACGTAGATCTAAGATCAGGTTTCACTTCTGGAACTGTATCTATTAACTTAGTTGACGCAGACTTACCTGTATCAGCTCTATCATGTGGTTGGTCTTCTGACGGTGAGGTAACTTACTCTCAGGTTCCAGTAACAATCGAATCTCTTCAATCTAAAACAGAAATGTGTGTTGAAGATCTACGTTCAGTATACCAATCAGCATTCATGAATGCAGGTACTGGTAACGATCAGATTCCTTTCGAATCAGTTATCTCTGAATCTTACTCAGACAAATTAAGAAAGTACAATGAAGGTTTCCTAATCAACGGATTCGGCGCTACTACTGGTCTTAAAGCACAAATCACTTCTGCTAACGGCGCAAACCTACAAGCTGGTACTCCAGCTGCTTGGACTGCTTCTAACGCTTACGAACAAGCTTTAGATCTTTATGATGCAATCGCAGAAGAGGTAAAAGACAGAGAAGACCTAATCATGGTAGTTTCTCCTGATGCTTACAGAGCACTTGTAAGAGCTCTAGTTGCTCAAAACCTTTACCACTTCAATTCAGTTGAAGGTAACGATGTTATGATCCTTCCAGGAACTAATGTAACTATCGTTAAGTCTTCAGGTCTTGTAGGTTCTAACTACAAATTCGCTGGTCCAGGTAAGATGATTCTTGCTGCTACTGGTTTAACTGATGAATTAGATACTTTCAGATTCTTCTACGACGAAGCTTCAGATGTTATGAAGTTCCGTGCTGCATGGAGATTAGGCGTAGGTGTTGGTCAGGTGAACGTGTTCGCGACTAACGATATGGCGTAAGCCAAACAAAACTATAGGCTAGGGGCTTCGGCCCTTAGCTTTTACTAACTAAAAAAAATCTGATTTATATGTCATGTTCAGCAATCACAGCAGGATTTTTAGACCTTTGTAACGACGGTACAGCAGGTATTGAGAAAATCTTTATCGGTAACGGTCCTGTAGAATCAATCACAGAAACAGCTGGTGTTATCACTGCTATTACTGTAGGTGGTTCAGCTATGACTCCAGCAGACTTTTTTGTATTCGAAACACCTCGTCAAGTAAGTTCAATAAGCGAAACTACAACAGTTTCTCAAGAGAACGGTACGTTATTCTTTGACCAACAACTAACTATGGTTTTCAATAAGATGGAAGCTACTAAGAGAAACGAACTATTGTTAATGGCTCAGGCTACTTCAATGGTTGTTGTTGCAAAAGACGGTAACGGTAAGTACTGGTCAATTGGTGTAGAAAAAGGAGCCTTTATGGTTTCTGGTTCTGCAACTTCAGGCACGTCTTACGGCGATAGAAACGGATACGAGATTGTACTAGGAGGTCTAGAGGCTTCACCAATCTTTGAAGTTACATCTACTATCGTAGAAGCGTAATTCAAACTTTCTATAAACTTAAAGGGTATCTATTAATTTAGGTACCCTTTTTTGTTATTTACAACTTTACTAGTTTCTATATTTAATAGTATAGACGTTAAAAATAGTCAACTATATGACTTTAGAAGTACCAGAAAGTAATTTAACACGTGAATTTAGTTCAAATCTTGCAAACCTAGCAGTAGGTTCTTATACATTTACACTAACTTCACAGTATTCACATCAACCATTACCGCTTGATGCTACTTTACTTTTATCAAACGCAAGGTATAGTACGTTTAGAGTAACCTTTCCAGTAGGCTTTGGTGATGCCCATAAAAATGGAATATATAATTATGATATTAGTGTATCAGGTACATCACTAGAAAAAGGTTTAGTTAAAATCATAACAGAACCTGGAGGTGGACTTGGAACTACAAATTATACAAGTACACCAGCAACAGAAGAAAGAGTAGCAGATGTATTCTTTCGACCAAATTATTAAGATAAGATATGAGAAGTACTCCAGAAGGTATTTATGCAATTAACGGCTCACAGTTTCAAGCTGTAGACGTACCAACAATACACGAAGTACGTGGTAAAGATTATATGTACTACGGTGAAAGGAATCTATTCCCTGCTCAATTAATCGAGTTATACGATACATCAGCAATGCATCACACTTGTATTACTGCAATTACCGCAGGTATTACAGGAGATGGTATTGAAATTATCGGTGATGAGTACATTAATGAAAAAGGTGAGACTATTGATGAGGTTTTTGAAAAGATCTCATTAGATTACACACTTTATGCAGGTTATGCTATCAATGTAATATGGAATAAGGAACGTACTAAGATTTCTGAGATTTACCACTTACCTTTTAACAATGTAAGGTCTGGTAAACCAGATGAACAAGATGAAGTTAAAGAGTATATGTACTCAGCAGACTGGTCGAATCTAAGAAAGTACCCTTACGAAACCTACAGAGCATTTGATGCTACTGATAATAAAGGTGATAATGCTTCACAGATTTATTACTGCTATGGTTACACACCTGGAAATCAGGTTTACCCTCTTCCAGAATACGTAGCGGCAATGTCGGATATTTCATTAGATGCACAAATCTCGCGTTTCCACGCAAATAATATAGCTAACGGTTTGGCACCCAGCATGATACTGAAATTTCGTAATGGCGTGCCGAGTCCAGAAGAACGCAGAGATGTGTACAAAGAAATTGAAAGAACGTTTACAGGAACTGAAAATGCAGGTCGTTTCTTTTTAACATTCTCTGAACCAGGGAAAGAGATGGAAGTAGTGCCAATCGATTCTGCAAATGATGACTATTATTTACTACTCGAAGAGCGCGTCAGTTCAAGAATCTTGACAGCACATAGGATTACATCCCCATTACTTTTAGGTATCAAGGATAGTACTGGATTTAGCTCTAAC